ACATTGATGGAAAAGGGCGAGCTCGCGGCTAAAGACTCTCACCTATATAGAGGTGCTGCACATATCGAGCAGAGGATGCCGACAGAGGCCGGTAATGTTCTTGCTGCCTTTATAAAAGACCCGACTACCCACATGAAGGAACTGGCGCAACACAGCGAGATGACGCAATCTCAGATCACGGCCTTTATCAAGAGGATGAAAGAAAAAGCGCCATTGGTAATTGAGGCCGGAAAGCAGATGGCGACCAATGAACTGATAGCAGAGTTCAATGACAAGATCAGAACTGCCCTCTACTATATGGACGAATCCACTTTCGCCAGGGCAACGCTTAAAGACCTGGGCATGTTCGTCGGTACCATGATTGACAAGATGAGACTTCTGCAGGGTGAACCAACACAAATACTCACAGTGAACGAGAGAAAGGAATTGAACGAATTGCTGCCCGATCTTATTCTCGAAATGAGTAAGCGCGGGTTAAAAGTTGAAATCAAGGCAGACACAAAGGTAATTGAGGGAGAAGTGGTATGAACAACGTACAGGAATTGTTAGAAGAAATGGAGAAGGTTTTGCCGGTTGGTCCTGAAACTTGGTACATGCACGCAATAACAGGCGAGGAATACAATGTGTTTGTTATCGGCACAAAAACACCCAACCTTGATAAATATGCAGAAATGCTGGCATATTTGTGGGATTTATTTCAAAAACAGGTTGTTGATGGTGCTGTACTATATTGGAGGATAAAACCAGAATATAGTGAATGGTTTGATGAGCATGGTAACTGGAGAGCAAAAGTCTACGTGCGCTATTTGGTTTCAACGTCTGATGTAGACCCGATTAGAGAGACCGCAGCGCCACACCCGCCAGAGAATTCTGCTGGGTTAGTCTATAAATCTCCACCAGAAGGGCCGCATGACGAGGGCAGTGAGCTTGAATATATATGAAGCTGGATGACTTAACCGATGCCGAGCTAAAGGAAAAGGTCGCTCTCGCCCTCAATCTCTCAACCACCGATATTCGAGAGAACCAGATACTTTATTACAAACCAGCTTCTGAGAGAGCCAGGGCAGTACACTTCTCTCGTAAAAAATGGGTTGGTATTTCCGGTGGTAACAGATCGAGTAAGACTGAGACTACCGTAGCGCACATATCAATGCAGGCAACCGGCATGTGGCCCAGCGCCGACAGAGATCCAGAACTCAATGCTGAGATGCACGCCCAGTTCAGAGGCCCGATTAATGTCAGAATCGTGGTCGAATCATTTACTACCACTCTTTATCCGACAATTCTACCGAAATTCCGCTATTCCACATGGGTAGGCGCTGATCAACAAGGTGGAGAACGCGGTCATTGGGGGTGGGTGCCGAAAATATGTCTGATTAACGGCGATTGGGACCAAAGCTGGAAGGAAAAGACCAAAACACTGACCATTATCTGCTATGACCCGGATACTGGTGATGAACTGGGCCATTCGATCATCCAGTTCATGTCAAAAGATCAGGATTCAACTGACTTTGCCTCTGGTTCCTTTCATATTGTGATGCACGACGAACCGCCCCTCTATGCTCAGTGGCGTGAGAACCAGGCTCGAGTAATGGATGTTGGTGGCAGAATCTTTTTAGCCTTTACCTGGCCTGACGACCCAACAGTGCCTGTAGATTGGGTCTATGACGAACTGTATGATAAAGCAGGTGATGAACAACACGACTGGTTTGAACTATGGACAACAGATAATGTCATGCTCAATCAGGAATCAGTGGCTCTGCAAGCTAACGAGTGGAGTGAGGAAACCAAAAGAATCCGTCTTTATGGCGGCTCAATGCGGTTTTCCAATCGTGTACACCCGCTTTTTACAGACATAAAACAAATCTGGTGCATGAACTGCAAACAACCGGCCTTTATTATCGAATCTGACAAATGTACTAAGTGTGGTGATGACAACCTTGTTAATTATTGCCATGTAGACGACTTTGAGCAGGGGCACTGGCCTTGCGTATTTCTCCTTGACCCGCATCCACGAAAGCCGCACATGATGCTCTGGGCAGAGATAACACCCTCTGATGACATCCAGATACTGTGTGAACTTGAGGTCGACGATACTCCGGAAGCATTAGCGGCGGCTGTTTTCGATCTTGAGGAAGAGATGGGCCTTCATGTTCCGCTACGACTGATCGATCCGAATATGGGCAGAAGTCCATCCTCCAGCAATAGAGAGACAACCTGGCAGGACGAGTTTGACAAATCCGGGTTATTGACAGAATTAGCAGAAAATACCGCTGTAGGACGTAAAAAGGTAGATGAATACCTGAAAGTTGATGAATATACCCTCGGTCCCAGACTGGTGATCCATGAACGCTGCCATAACACCATTTACCAGATGAAACGCTATGTCTGGGCAGATTTCAAGTCAGCGCAGGAAAAGGACGTTAAACAGACTCCGCGAGAGAAGTACGACGATTACCCGACTTTACTTAAATATCTGGTGAATCAGAACGTCCTGTTTAGCTATTTAAACGATGGTGCGCCGATACTTACCCGGGAGGGCACCAGAAGAGGAGCGTATTAGGTTTCACATGGAACATTTAATAAACTGAGGAGCGTATTAATGAAAACAAGACCAATGAACAACAAGCGGTTGCAGGCACTTCTTTATAAACGCGCCTTTCCTTGTGGTCTAGTGGAATATCTAAGACAAAAAGAGAGGACGTTGACAACGACAGGAGACATTTCCGAAAGGACAGTAGGTGATGTTTATGAACAAATCCACCGCTTTGAAAAACAACTCAGCGCCAAAAAGGAGGCGTGATGCAAGCAGAAATATGTGAGTGCGGCCAAAAGAAAGTGCTCGATGAAGGTCAATATGTCGTGCTTGGCATTACGAAAAAGGTCTATTGTAAGGGTGAATGTGAAGAGAAGGTCATTGAGTTCCTGAAGGCACGCGATGAAATCCATGATAAAGTACAAGAGAAGTGGAACCGCGATATGGCTAAGTTGAACAAAAAGTACCCCGATTTCGAGATGCCGGATATATGGACACTAAACTCTTAGGTAATCATTGCTGGGTATCTGGCAAGCGCATTGATTTCGTATTGGAGCCTGAAAACAGTTCCCAGGTGGATATTTTGCTGCTCGACGGTCGCCATATCACCATTTCACTACACAAAGATCACGTACAGGAACTTGATTTGACTATTCTATGGCGGCAAATACGAGAATCTGAAATATTCCACCACAAAAGGCTGAAAACAAGTTCACAAGCACACAAAAACCAAATGGCACTGTTAGCCCCGCCTTTGGCAGTAATCGGAGTTCGTTGATGAGTGAGGATACAGAGGAAGAATACCCAGAAATACAGACATATTTTACTGGCTGCACTTGTGAGCATGAATCGGAACAGCATGGCTGGGGTTGTTGTGAGGTTGAGGGTTGTGATTGCGAAGGAGGCTGGGAAGAATAATGGCAGAAAGACGCAACAGATCATTTAATCTCGATCAGGCCGAAATCTTCAGCAGAATTCAGACTTTCTATAAAGACGATATGGGAAATCGGGATTTTGACAGAGATGCCCGATTATCCCGGTATGCAAAATATAGAATGTGGGTTGAACCGAAAGACTGGCCCTGGCCCGATGCCTCGAATGTGCCGCTGTCAGATATGATGGAACAGTCCCTGCGTTCTCAGGACACGATTCACAATGCCGTGATGACCAACCGACCGGTCATTAATGCCACAGCAAGAAATAAGGCCAATAAAGACAACGAACAGACCATTGAGGATCTGATTGATTTCCAGGTATTTGTTGAAGCGGAAGGCGAAAAGATAATTGGTGATGCTGCAGATGCCTTCCTAAATGATGGCGTGCTGACAATATTCTGTCCCTGGGTTAAAGAAGTGCGAGAGGTTAATGACCTTGTTGAATTTGGCCCAGTACCGGAGACAGTTGACCAGACCCAGCATTTTGTGCAGATTCTCACCCAGAAATTCCCAGAGTATCAGATTGAGCCTAAAAACAAGTGGGATTTCAAACTGACTAAAGACCGCAGTGCATCGATCGATATCAAGTTCTACACCACTGATGACGGTATTGAGATGACCAGCCAGGAAGAAGCGACTGTCTTCGATGGTCCTACTCCTATCGTCATGGACTATGAAGATGTCTTGCATCCGGTCAGAGCCGCTAACCTGCAAATTCCAGGGCCAGCCAACCCCGGGGGATCATCACACGTTATTTTACAGGACAATCCCAGTGTCGACGAGATCAAACGTCTGCGTGAACAGGGCTTCTATGACCTGATGACCGATGAAGATATTGAGAATCTGGAGAAAGTCAGCACCGATAGACGCAACGATGAAGAAGAAGACCAGAAAGACAGTATTGCTGGCAAAACAGACGAACCAAATGAAAAACAGGCGGCTTCGCACACGAAATTAACCCGGCTGCTGGTCTTTGATACCTATGATATTGATGACGATGGCCTGGATGAAGATGTCATGTTCTGGGTCATCCTTGAACTGAAAATAGTTGTTAAGGCCGCATATCTCGGGCAGATGTATCCATTCAATCCTCCCAGGCGTCCATTCGCAGAGGCTTCTCTGATACCGGTCAGGGGTCGCAGAGTCGGCATATCAATGCTCGAGATGATAGAAGGACTGCATGATGTCGAGAAATCGATCATGGACCAGGCGGTGGATTCCGGCACTATGTCGAATGTACCGTTCTTCTTCTACCGGGCCTCTGCTGGCGTCAGGCCAGAAGTCATTAGACTGCAACCAGGCGATGGTTATCCGGTATCTGATCCAAACAGAGATGTGAATTTCCCGCAGATTGGCAATCCCAATGCTCAGAATTTCGCCATTAACATGATGACGCTAATCACGCAGATGAAAGAGAAAGTGACTCTGGTAGGCGATATTCAGCTAGGCCGGGTTCCACCAGGGCGCTCCAGTGCCCTCAGAACTGCTTCTGGCCTGGCATTACTCTCAGGACAGGGCGAGGCACGCCCAGAACGTATATTAAGAAGGTTCTTTATCGCATTATCTGATTTATGGGAGATAATCCACCAGTTGAACCAGCAATTCTTGCCAAAAGAGAAACAATTCCGTATCTCGGGCGGCAAGGAGAAGGTAAAAGACCCGTATAAGGAAATTATTGATCGGCGCGAGATTCAGGGTAATTTTGACTTTGGCTTTCAGGCAAGTGTTTTGAATACCTCGAAGCAGGCTATGCAGGAAGGTCTTGAGATATTCATGCAGCAAACTATCTCTGAACTGGCCCTGCAGCTTGGTATCAGCAATCCCGATACTATATATAGGCAAATGCGCGATTTCGGTAGATTATTGGGACTGGACGCAGATTCATACCTGAACGAACCGGCTCCAGGGGCAGGATTGCCACAGTTGTCTGCAGAGGAAGTTATTCAGCTTATTTTGAATGAAACCCAACCACCACCAAGCAGGCCAATGGAACCAGCGCAAGAGCATTTGGATAAGCTGCAAGCCTTTATTGATGATGATAGTCAGTTTGGCAGGATTGAACTCAGCACTGCCGCTGTAGACTTATTGGCTAAACACATGCAGTTTATTCAGGGATTGATTCAACAGGAAGCCGAAAGAGCGCAGCTATTACAGGCTGCTGAACAGTTTGGCACACCGCAAGGCGGCGGCACCAGCGGGCCACAAGGTTCCGGTCCCGGCGATTTAAGCAACCCACCGATCAATAATGAGCTTCTGGATGAAACACTGCCAGGGGCAGGAGGCGGCGGCAATGTTCAGTAAAGAAGAAGTTGAGAAAAGGCAGGCAGAATTAGCGGAGGAACACAGAATAGCCGCAGGACTAAGTTCTATACTGCCTGCACAGGCACAGGTCAGCAAAGAACTAATGACCGGCATTCCCGATTGGGATATTTTACTGCAAAGACTGCAAGCCAAGATTCAAGAAGCCGAAGGATTGAGAGATGGGGAGAAGATGAAACTTGACAACCCCAACCTCAGTGATCCCAATGAAATACAGATAATCCGGCAATACATCTTCATCTATAACAACTCAATAGATGTTCTCAAGTCAGTCATGGAAATACCTCTAGAGATAGTTAGTACTCACTAACCTCTTTGACATCACCTTTTTTTGCATTATACTTTCCCTGTCGTAATGTGGCTCGGCACCACGTAAGAGATATTAACGTATGGACCCCGAAGCTGATGCAGAAGGGAGTCAGGGCGAGAACGGCTCTGGCCAGGAGACTCGTTACTCCGAAGCAGATGTTCAAAAGATCAAGGATGAGCTAAGGCAGGAATTTAGTCATACGATGCAGGCACGCATTAATGAGAACAACGCGAGGCATGAAAAGCAAGACGCCCCGCAACGTGAATTTAGTCGTGTAGAACTTAACCAGCTTATTAAGGACGAGAAGGTCACTGAAGAGCAGGCTAACGGCATCTGGGACAACCAGCTTGAGCGCAAAATTGATCAAAAAGTACAGGATGGTGTTGCAGCAATTGAGACTAACCGCTCCATTGATGCCACTATTGACAAGTATAAGGCGTTTGACCCGGACCTGATTGTCCCGGACTCAAAATCAAGGCTTAGGATTGAGGCCGAAGTACGTTACCAGATGGGCCTATACGGACAGACGGAAGCGACTCTCAATACTGAATTAGCCGCTCTCCGTACAATATATGGAGATGCAGATAAATTGACCGCGAC